TCATACCGAGACCTTCCAGCCGCGGACGGCTGAGGCGGCCTCGCGACCGCGCGCGTACAGCTTGTCGCCAGACGACAGCGGCACGCTGAGCGAGCGGTCTTCGCCCCACAGGACGACAACCGCCGGCGAATCGAGTGCCGGCTCACCGGTCGCAACCGCGATAACTGCCGGCTGGATGCTGGAGATCTGGAGAACGACCTCCTTAAATCCGGAACCCAACGCAATTTCGGTCCACTGGTCGGCGACGAGGGCCTGGTAGAACGTCGTGGTAGCCATTGTGGCCTCCTAGCCAACCTTGTTGATGAACCAATCCCAGGCCTGCGACCCGGCCCAGACGAGCAGTCCGCCGAACACCGCCCAAGCGAGGATCACGGCGAACACGAAGCCACGGGAGCGCTCGCGGAGTTGCCCGAAGTCGGTTGCCAACGGCTCGATTCGCTTCACGACTTCCTCGGTCTTGCCGATGCGGTCGGAGAGATCGTCGACCTTGTCGTAGAGCCGTGACCGGCCTGCGCTCGCCTCGGCCTGGCTTTCCTTCACCATTGCCGTCAGCGCGGCGATCTGCTGGCCCTGGGCCTCGAGCTGCGCTTCCATGCGCCCTACGGCGCGCTCAAGGTTCTGGGTTGGCTGTCGGGCGGTCATGGCTGCGCTGCGCTCCATTCGCGGATGGCGTCGATCTGGGCAGCACAGGTGGCAAGCGCGCCCTCGGTGTAGGTGAGACGCCCTACGATGTCGGATGTCGTCTTCAGCGGCCCACGCTGCTTCGGTGGGCACGGGCGCGTGAGGGAGGCCGGAGGCCGGAGCACTTCGAATGTCGGAACCGCGACGACCGGCGGGCTAACGGTTGAGCAGCCGCTCGAGATCAGGAGGCACAGGAGCGCCGAGAAAAGCGCGGACGTCCTCGTTCGCATCCTTGAGGTCTCCGATCTCTTCGTTGGTGGCGACGAGTGCCGCGTTGATGCCCGCGATCTGGTCAGCGACACCGAGCATGATCCGGTTGGTGACCTCCGCAGCGGCCGCCATGCGCTCGATCGCGCGCTGCTGGGCAGCGTTGGCGGAAAGTGCGGTGTCCAGGTCGGCGCGCACCCGACGCGCCTCTGCCTCAGCCCCGATCGCCTGGCCGCGATACCAGAGCGCCAGAGCAATCAGCGCGATGAACAGGGTCGCCAGCGCGAGACGGAAGTAGATCACCGCAGGTCGTCCGACGGCGGCGGCACCACCACCGTGACGTCCGCCGGCGGATCGATGGGCTTCGGATCCTCGGCGTACGGGCGGGCGCTGCGCGTGGTCATGATCGCGACAACGTCCTGCGTAGTCGCTGCGCCGGTGTAGAAGCCGTAGGCGAACAGGATCAGCCCGAGCAGTCCCCACGCGATCGTCTCGTTCAGACGCGTGTCGCTCGCGTCGATGAGCAGCCAGATCATGCCGGCAGCCCAGATGATGATCGCGTACGTCAACAGGCGCCGATAGCGCCAGGACGGTTCGCCGGTCGGCTTCGCCATGTCAGGCCTCGTCCGTGTTGAAGGGTTGCAGCGGCACCGTCTGGCCCACCAGTGCGTGGGTGCAGTCGCCGAGGAACTGGATCTGGCCGTCCGTCACGAAGGAGTGACAGACACGCGGGATCGGCTTCCCGGCAGCGTCGCGTACCCACTCGCCGTTCCACTCACCCTTTTTATCGCGGGCGGTCTGGTGACCGCCGACGAGGATGGAGGGCGTGAACGTGGGTCGCTCGTAGTTGCCGTTGAAGCCCCAGCGCGGCCGCGTGTCCTGGCCGACATTGATCTGATGAAGCTCGCGGCAGCCGGGGCACATGAATGCAACCTGGCCGCCCTCGAGCGTGCGCAGAACGCCGCGCGAGCTCACATCAGGCTCCCGGTGCTGCCGATAGTGCAGCCCAGGTGGCAGAGCCGACCACACCGTCTGGCACGAGCTTTTTCGCCTTCTGGAAAGCGACGATCGCCGCAGTCGTCTTGGCGCCCCTGATGCCGTCGACGGTGACGGCGAAGCCGTGCGCCACGAGACGCTTCTGGATGTCGATGACTTGCGTATCGCTGGTCACCATGGGCGCCACCCTGCCTGCGTGCTTTGCGAAAGCGACCGCCATCTTCTTGTCGTAGGCGTTCACTTTGTAGGCAGGCCCGTTGTAGCCACGCGCGACGGCGGTCCAATCACGGGCACGCAAAGCGCTTAGCAGGCCAGCCTTCACGATGAAGGCCGCCATCAGCTCGATCTGGCCGGCGGCGTCGCGGCGGCAGAGGTCGACCAGCGCATCCACGGACGGGAAACCGAGCCATTCCCAATGGGCGCCCATGACCTGCCCCATCCCCCACGAGCATGACTCGTAGGCCGCCTGGCGATCGATCGCCGCGGCACGCTGAAGGATCAGCCAGCGCGAGGCTTGGCTTGCTGGGTTCGGAATACCACCAGCTCTTGGCGACGCGAGTCCGGAGGCGCGGGCGCGCTCCCGGTTAACGCCCGATAGACGCCGGTCGAAGTAGTGGCCCTCGAAGCGGATCAGCGGCTCGTTGCGGCCGTTCACCAAAGCAAACACCTTGCCTGCGCTCTCGACTTCCGCGACTGCAAGCAGAGCGGCTGGGTCGACGCGAATGCGCGCGGCGATCTCGCCGACCGCACGAATCGTCGCGGTATCGAACATAACGTTCTCCTTGAAGAAAAAGCCCGCTGGAGGGCGGGAGTTGGCCGGGCGGCAGCACCGCGCCCGACAGGGAGTTCCTATCGTCCGTCGGACCCCGCGCCGCCCTTGGGCTGCTTCAGGCTCAGGGTCGTGGTGAAGCCGTCTCCCTTCGAAACTGAATGGCTGACGCTGTCGATCTGGTAGGCGCCGTCGACGCCCGGCTGGAAACCAGAGACGTTGCAGATGGCTTCAGGTTCGGCGCGAGCGTCGCCCAGGATGGTGACCGACCCGCTGCCCTTCTCGCGGTCCGATTCCTTGCCGATCGCCTCGCCGCGCTGCTTGGCCTGCTTCTCGTCGGCGACCGTGATCAGCTTGCGGAGCGTGGTCTCGACGTCCTTGATGCCGGTGTCGAGGTCGATCTCGACCCGCTCACCTTTCGCCCGGTCGTAGTAGGACAGCGCCACCTTGCTGTACTTCGGGCGGCTGATGATCGGAGAGATGTTCCCCTCGATCAGGTTCCGGCCAGCGGCGGCGCTGATCGGCGTCAGGGGTTTGCCGGACGCCGAGATCCCCTCGTTTCGTGGGGCGAGGAAGCCTCTGGTGCCGATGATCTTGGCCGTGCCGCCTACTTCCCGAGCGGTTCGCTGGATCCACGATATGAAACTCTCGTTCTGCTGCAGCCAGTAGTCGCGTTCCACCGACGCCAGCGATCCCAGCACCTCCATCTGGATCCCGGCCTTCTGGCCCCACTCCGCGGCGACGTCCTTCAGCGAGGCTTTGTCCTTGTGGCGAAGCGACGGCTGCTTGACCTTGCTGCCCTGGTCGAACGACCGCGCCGAGATCTTCATTTCGCGACCGCTGCCCTTGGAAATCGAGCAGTTGACGTCCTCCACGAAGCCTTCGAACGCCCATTCGCCGTTTAGGTGGACTGTGACCGGCGCGCGGTCCTGTGGCAGCAGCACCTTGCCGTCGACATTGGCGATCGTGAGCGAAAGCTGGTCGCCGGTCTCGCCGGCGGCGCGTGTGATCTCGAGGCTCAGCAATAGCGGCCTGAAACGGCTGGTGACGTCCTGGCCGGCGACCGTGACCTGGTAGTTCCCGCGGATGAAGAACGACACCTCAATCCCACATCCGGATCGCCGTTGGCGCCGCCGCCGTTTCCTCGATCCCGTCGAGCGGGAGCTTCACGACAGTACCGACCGGGAGGAAGGGCGCGATGCCCGCAAGGCCGCGGTTCATCTCGTAGACGCGCTCGATGTAGCCGCGCGGCTGGCGCTTCAGTCGGCGCCAGATCAGTTGCGACAAGGTCAACTGCTCGATCCGGACGGTCTCGGTCGTGTACCGCGTCGTCACTGGAACAGCCTCAGAATGGACGGGGCGAAGCCGCGCGAAGGCGTGCCGACCCGGATCAGCTCGACGTCGAAGCGGATTTCTCGACCGACGCCGCGATGGTTCAGCCAGTCCGACTGCTGACTGAAGCGGTCGATCAGAAACCACCCGAGCGGCACGTAGTCGCCTCTCATGAGAGGCAGCGGCACTTTCGCGGCACGGGCGGCCTCGATCGCGCTGAGCGATGCCAGTCCGCCGAAGTGCTCGGGATGGATGACGCCGGACAGCGTCATCGTCGATTCCTCGTCGCCTGTGACCTCGTACACCGGTGAGGTGCCGAACACCTCATGACGTGCAAAGGACGACACCGTCTCGCCTTCGGTCCCGTCGAGATTCGTCACCAGGTCGAAGACGATCGGGCCCAGCGACATCAGGGTGATCACGGCGCTACACCATAGTCGGAGAACGAGCCGCGCAAGCTGCTTTCGGCAGCGGCCCGCGCCTTCGCTGCAGCCGCGCCAGCCTGCTGAAGCGTCGCCACGAGCTGCCTGGCGGCCGCGAGTGCCGCGTCGATAGATGAGCGGTCGACCACCGGCGATGCTGTCACGGAAAGGGCCGCCTCAATCTCGGTTCCGGCGCGCTGCGCCTCAGACGTCGCAGCCGAAGTATCAAGCGTCGCTTGCCCTGTTGGCATCGGCCGGACGTCGCTGACGCCGCCTCGCGTGCGGGGAGGCTCGTAGGCAGGGGCACGCCAGTCACCGGTGGGGATCGGCTTGGACAGCCTTTCGGACGCCGACTGCAGGGCCTTGCCGAGATCGTACGGTTCGCCGCCGCTGGTGGCGTAGCTTTCGGTCTTGGACCCCGCCGCGATCTTCATATCCCTGATCGGGTTGAAGCCGGTCTCCGCACCTTTGCCCAAGAGAAGCCGACGAAGCCCCGAGGGACCATCGCCGGCGCCCTCGCCGAAGCCGAAGAACTTCTGAAGAGCCTCGCGGCTCTTCTTCTGGTTCGCGACCTGGTCGTCGAAGGTTTCGCCGGGGGTGTCCCCCATGGACTGCACCATAGTCGCCCATCCGGCCATGATTCCGGTCAGGCCGAGTGCCTTCATCAAGGCGCCGCCCTTGCCGCCAGCCTTGCCGCTACCGTCCGGGAGCGCTCCGCCAGCACCCTGCGAGATGGCGGCCTGCTGGAGCATTACGGCAGCCGTCTGCAGCGACGGGCCCGCACTAACTAGCGCGCCGATGCCAGCCATGATGCGCCAGGTGCCGTAGCCTGCAAGCGCGGTGCCGGCGAGCGCCGCGCTGCCCAGAACGGCCGGGTCTTGCTCTCGCACTCTCTGCGCGAACGCGTTGATCGTGTCGGCGAGCGAGTTGAGCCCGGCCGAGATCTGCTCCATCGGCAGGACGGCGGCGGAAAGGTTCTGGAGGGCGTTCTTGAACCCGTCGAAGGCCGCGAATGGGTTGTCCGCCTGGATCGAATCCGCCGCCTCAAGGCCCCACGCATTCGGCAGCCGCTCACGCGCTAGACGCACGTACTGCTCGAATGACAAGATACCTTTGATTAGGAGGTCGTTGGAAAGCCGGTTGTTGGTGAGCTCTCCTAGAACGCGCGCAACCTCGACTTCGTTGTCCGTGTCAACGCCGCCCTCCCTTAGCTTCGGCAGGAGATAATCGTAGATCCAGGTGATCGGGTTCTGCGCGAACGCCTCCTCACCTACGAGAGCATTCGTCTTGGGATCGCGAAGCCCGTACTCCCGCTGCTTTGCCTGCGCCTGCTTGCTGGCTCGATTGACAATGAACTGGTCGAATGCGGCGCGGAGCTGAGTACCGGCATCAGAGCCGCCGGACTCGGCGATCAGCATCGGGAGCCACTGGAACAGGAACTCCGGCGAAAACACCTTGCCCGACGCGCGCGAATACTTGATCGCCTGCGCAAAGGCCTCCGGGTCCATGTCCTGCCCGACGACTTGCTGCGCCTTCAGGTAGTTCTCGATGCCGTATCGGTACTCTTCGGGAGAGATTTGCTCGATATTGTCCATCGCCTTATTGAACTGGCGAAGGCCGTTGAGCGCCCCCTCCGGGCCGAGCATGTTGGAAAGCACAAGGTAGGCGCGTGCCATCTCGTCGGAAACCGCGAGCGCCGAATCGGTCGAGGGCATCGACAGCGATGCCTCCTTCATCACCTCGTAGATTTCGGAACGGTTCAGGCGGTAGCGCCCGGCCAAGTCAGTCGCACGGGCATCAATCTTGCCCCGCTCTTCTCCCGACAGGCCCGCGTACTTCGCTTCAGCGGCGACACGCCGCTCGTTGGACGCGGCGGTGGCCGCCTCTCGCCCGCCGACGCCGAACAGATATGTGCCCGTGTATCCGCCCATCATGACATAGGCCGGCTTCAACGCGTTCTGGATAGCCCGACCGATGCGACGCGCCTCACGCTCGGTTTCTCGCATACCCGCACGAACCTGGGCGAAGTGGCTGAGGGTGGCGGTCTTCCAGGCCGCGATCTCCGACTTCTGCATCGCGGCGCTGAGCCCGCGGCTTGACATGCTGCGCTGCAATGCTTCCCACGACCGACGGATTCCGTCGATGTGACCGGCGCTGAGGGCTAGTTTGTCGAGCTGACGCTGGAACCCCTGCCCCCACTGCGCGGTAGACAGGTGCTTGGCGGCGCGCTCGATTCCACGCAGAGCGCTCTCTACCCGCTTGGCTTCTCCGAGGCCTGTCGCCTGGACGATAAGCTGAAGCCTGCCGACGAGTGTGCGTGCCATATGTCCTCACCGGATCTTGGCGCCCGCGATGCGGGCCTGGAAGGAAGCCTTCTCCACCTCGATCGACAGCGCGTCTTCGTAGAACTGGATGATCTTGATCCAGTCCATTTCAAGCACGGTTGGAATTGGGGTGTTAAAGGTATGGGCTACGAGCCCGACGTAGTGTCGCCAGTCTCCGGGAACGGCGTTCCCGCTTGCGCCGCTGCCGCTTTTAAGCGGCGGGGCAAGAAAGGGACGACGGCCTCGTCCAGTGCGAGGCGATCGTCGTCATCCATTGCGTCATAGACTTCATGCGGGCAGTCGAACATGGGCGGCATCGGACGCTCGCCCCTAACAAGACCGTCGAGATAGGTTTCGACCTCCTTGCCCGTCACTCGACGAATGCGGACTTCCGACCATGTCTTGCCGTCGAATTCGACTGGAAACTCGAGTGGCACGATCTTCTCGCGTCCGACGGCACTCACGAACGCCGCCGGCTTCTTCTCTTCATCGGCCATGGATCACCCGTCACGCGATGCCGAGGTTGCGGGCGACGCCCTGGAGGGCGGGCGCCCCGTCGATCCGCAGACCCGCCGGACCCGAGAAGAACTCGTAGTAGATCTTCTCCGCGCCCTTGAAGAACAGGTGGTAGAACGTGATCTCGTTGATCTCGTAGTCGGACGTGATGCCGTCGTCCTTCTTGTACTCCGAGATCTCGATCTTGGTCATGCGGCCCTCGACGATCGCGCGGAGCTCGATGTCGTCGTGGGTGCGGACGTCACGGACGTTGCCGCGGATCGTGTACTTCTTTCGGGCGGCGGCCGGCGACATGAAGCTCGGCAGCACGTCCGGATTCGGACCTTCCAGGGTGAAGGTCAGGGGCGAGACCTTGAAGACGCGCATGCCGAGGGAAAGGGTGGCGATGGCACCGCCACCCGTGTGTTCCTTGGTCTGCTCCTCGAGACCGGGGATCTTGATCGACTTCAGGGCGAGGAACTGCGACCGGGTCGGATCGTCGTCGCCGACGAACAGGTTCGCGGCGTCCAGATTGAACAGTGTCGAGGGCATCGTGGTGGGCTCCTGGTGTGTCTATGGGCGGATCGTCGGCGATCAGTTGCTGTCGACGACGGAGCCCAGGTTGACGGCGATGCTGCGAGCGAGGTTAACCAGCGCCTCGCGATAGCGCCGCGACCGCAGGGTGATCTTGCGCAGCACGGGCGGCTCTTCGGCCTGGAAGGTCAGGTCGATGTTGCCGAGACGCAGTTCCTCCGGCGTGTTGACGTCCGGATCGAAGCTGATCCTGAAGTCGATGATGTCGCCGTTCGCCTTGAAGCGCGCGAGCTGGGTCTCCAGCGTGTTGATGACCGCCTGCACGGTCTGGCTCGTGAGGTTGTAGCGGCCGAGATAGACCCGCAGCGCCTTGACCTGCATGAGCTCGAGATAGTCGCGCATGCGGCAGACGTTGGTGAACAGCCACTCCGACTCCTGGCTGAGCGTGTCGGTGCCCCAGAAGCCGAAGCCGCCGTCCGTGAGGGCACCGTCCACGCCGGTGTCGCCACGGAACACGATGCCGAACGAGACGACGAGATCGTCCTGGCCCTCGACCGCCGGATCCGTGATCGAGAACGGGATCGTCGGAGTGACGCCGACAAGGCCGTAGATCTGCTGGTTCGCGGCGGAGTGGCCGGGAACGCCGTTGAACTCGGCGTCGCGGCGCGTGTAGAGCGCGATGATGTAGGGGCTGAGCGGCTTGGTGACGACCTCACCATCGCCGTCCAGCACCTTCGCGTCCTGGCGCAGCGGATGCATGATGCGCAGCGAGCGCGGCAGGGTCTCCAGCCAGTCGAGCGCCGCCTGCCGGCTCGCGGTCGGGCCTTCGGGCAGGAACATCGCCTTCAGGCGCTCGGCGATCGCCGGCATGATAGCGCAGACCGCGTTGGCCTGCTGCTCGAGCGTGACCGTGGCGGTGGCGCCGGTGAGGCCGGTCGAGGCCGCAAACGAAAGCGTCGGAGCGACAGTGTAGGATCCCGGATTGGTGATGTTGATGGACACCAGCGCCCCATCCGCCACCACGAACGTGCCAGCAGCACCGGAACCAGTGCCGCCCGAGAAGGCCAGGTTGAAGGTGCCGTTGGCCCCGCCGGAGCCGGGCGCGTTCGGAACCGCCGCGATGCCCTGCACAGTCTGCGAGGTGTAGCCGGGCGCGATCAGAAGGCGCGGGGTGACGCCCAGATCCTCGGGAGCATCCAGGAAGGCCCAGACGCCCGTCCGGTTCGCCTCGTTGCCGACGATGGCGGCGATGACGGTGGCAGGCGTCGCATTGTGGGCGACGCGGACGATGACGACACGCGCGGCGCCGCTGTTGGCGCCGAGCTGAGCGGAGATGCCGGCGAGTGCATCCACGATCGTGCCTGTGGTGCCGAGCGACGTCCGCTTCGCGCGGTCGTTCGTGTAGAGCACGACCGGCGTGTTCAGCGGGAAGACTTCGGCGTCAGCACCGTCGGCGGTGCCGATCAGGCCGATGACGCTCATATCGGCGCCGAGGACGGCCTGCGGCTCGATACCGTCGCGGAGATGCTTGACGCCTACAACCAGAGACGAGGCCATGGGGTGTCCTTTCAGGGCAACAAAAAACCCGCCGAAGCGGGCGGGTGGATCAGAGGGGCTGGGAGAGTTCCGGCGGAAGGTTGGGGTTCGGCGGGAAACTCGGGCGATCTTCGGGCCAGGGCGGTGACGCCGCCCGTGCACCATCGTTGTCGGTGTTCTTCGGCGATGCGCAGGCGGTCAGGCCGCAGAGCAGCGCCAGCATGATGATCGACTTCACTGGACCGTCTCCTTGCTGTGCTCGAGCATTTCCCAAGCCCGGAACACGATCGTCGGACCCCATACCTTGCCGATGAGATCCTTGATGCGCTTCGCCTCGTCGATCGAGATCTCGACAACTACGGGTCGCACGCCATCGGCGTCCGGCGCGTCGAACAGCGCGGTCAGGATCTTGTCGGCCAGCTTTCCACGCGCGAATTTCTCCTCCGCGCTGGGCTGGTCGCCCGGGATCTGGTTCGCTTGAAGCGCGACGACCGTGACCTTCTGCAGGGTCATCGGATCGCCCTGTACAACTTCGCCGCTGCTGTTCTTCACGACCTCATAGAGGTCGGTGCCGTCCGGGTTCTTGAGCCCGCGGCCAAAGTCGATCTTCATGTTGTGCTCCTGGTTAGGCCGCCTGCTGTTGCTTCAGCAGTGCGATCTCAGCTTCGAGCGCTGCGATGCGCTCGTTGACGTTGTCATTGGCCGCATCGAGGTGATCGACCCGATCCTCGAGAGCGCGCAGCGTGGGAATTGCCCACGTCATCGCCGCCCAGAGGTACGGTGTGCGCTTGGACTGATCGACGCCCCAAGGCCGATAGTCGGGCGTGCCGAATGTCCCCTCGCCTGGCGATGCCAAGTCGCTGGAGACCGCATAGGATGTCTGCGCGCCCCAGCCGACGGCGGTCTCGCCATTGGCGTGCGGACTGCCGTCCGGCTCGAGGACCCACCGGAAGTACCAGACCGGATCGCGCAGGATGATTTCGCATGCGTGCTCCGGCGAATAGTAGCCCAGCCGAAGCTTCTGGTTCTCGTCCGACGTCGTGTTGTAGGCCGTCGAGGACGTCCCGATGACGATCGTGCCCTTCGTGGAGTTGATGTACTGGAAGGTGATGGCGGTGCCATCGTTGGCCTGCCGGTTGATCACCATCACGGTGCTGCCGGCGTATGTCGTCACGAACTCGGCATACCCGTTCGGCGCGAAGTTGATGCCGGGCGTCGTGATCGAATAGGTCGTCTTGCCGATCGCCAGCGCGGTCGCACCGCCACCGGAATCGTAGAGCCGCATGAACTCGGCATTGTTCCGCTGGAACGCGATCTGGTGATTGCTGAACGTGCCGATGTAGACGATGTCGCCAGAAATCAGGCCCATGCGGTAGTTCACGGTGCCGTTGCTGAAGACCGCCGCGGTCGCCCCGAAGCCCCAGACACCGCGAATGGTGGTGTCGCCAGATGTCGTCAGCGTCGAAAGGACGGCTGTGCCGCCTGTGATCGCAACCGCGCTGGCGTCCTGCGTCGCCATCGTGCCGAGGCCGAGAGACGTCCTTCCGGCCGCCGCGTTGGCCGCGCCGGCCAAGCCGCGACCGAATGATGACGTCGAGAAGAAGCCCCAGACCTCTACAACCCCGGGTGCGCCTGGCGTGGCCGGCGGCACGGCCGTATTGGAGATGTACGGCACCTTGCCGGTGTCGCCGCCCCCGCTTGCGATGTCGATGGCATAGAGCCGATGAGCCGGCGCGATGTCGGTCAACCTGCCCTTGTTGTCGAAGTCCAGGTGGTACGGCATCCGGTCATGCTCGGAATAAGGTGAGCCCAGCCCGATCACGCTAGGGAGCGTTGAGTCACCGATCGTGCCGGTGATCAGCGAGCCGTTCACGCGGACGGCGCCGTTCATCACGATTGTCGAGCCGTCGATCGCGAACACCGGCAGCACCGTCGAGCCGCTGTAGATCCGGAACTGGTCGGCGTTGAACTCGACCCGGCTGTCACCCCCGCTGGTAACGATCGCCCGCATGCCGACCAGCTTGGAGCCGGCGACGATTTCCCACGCGTACTGCGCCGAGATCCCGGCGCCGCCGGCCTGCGCGATCAGTCGTACCGCACCGCTGGCCGTGCCCATGTCGGCTACTGCCGAGACGGCGGTGATCGAGCTCGCCAGCGCTGTGTCGCCGTCAACCCGGGCGGTGTTGATCTGCGTCAGCCGGGCGAGAAGGTTCGCCTGCCCGTCTCGCGCGTTGACGACCTCGGCCTCGAGCGTCGAGATCGACGTTGCCAGTGCGGAGTCCGCGTTCGCTCGAGCCGTTGCTTCAGCCGCGATCGCCGCCGTGTTGCTGCCGACCGTGGCCGTCAGCGCAGTGATCGACGATGCGAGCGCCGTATCCGCGTTGGCGCGCGCGGTGGCCTCGGTGGCGATCGCGGCGGCATTGGTGTCGACGCCAGCCTGCAGCGTGACATCGACGGCGGCCAGCGCCTCATCGCCGGCGATGCGCAGGTTGGTCTCAATCGTGAAGGCAGCGGTCGCTTCGTCGAGCTGGTCGGTGAAGCCCTGAAGGACGAGATCGAGGCTCGGCGGGCTGCTTGGCCCGGGAGGGCCGGGCGGGCCTGTCGTGATGGTGACCTGCTGCGGGCCTTGGATGACGGCGTCGCCCTGCGGCACAGCCGAGACGTTGACCTCGACCTGCACGGTCACCGCGTCACACCCTGCACGAAGACGAGCTGGTCGCGATAGATCGCACGGCGCCTGCCGTCGGCTTCGATCGTCACCACGTCGAACTCATAGCTGCCGACCAGGTGGCTGATAGCGGTCCACGGCCGCAAGAGCCTGATCTTTCCGTCTGCCGGCGGTCCGACAACCACGATGGTCCCCTCGCCTTTCGAGAAATGCAGCACGGCGGCAACGTCGGTGGCCTTCACCCTGAGATGCGCCACGATGTCGACGGCCGCCTCGAGCGAGTACGGCACGCCTTCGTCGTGCTTGAACACCACCTCGACATCGAGGTCTGCGTTGTTGGGGACGCTGATGGTCATCGATCAGGCGCCGAAGGTGGAGCCGAGCATGGTGATCTTGGCGTACCACTGGATGTCGGTCGCCGTGTTCATCTGCGCCTGGACGTGGCAGACCTGCCTGTTCAGCAAGACCACGTCCAAGTCGAAGGGCAGCACGCCGGGCGTCGTGCCGCCGAGCACGTAGGACTTCAGCGATAGGACTACGGTAGGGGTGCGTGCGAGGTTGAGGGTGTAGACTTCCTGGACGATGCCCGGGGTCGACGTCGGGCCGCCGCTCTCGAAATACTGATCGAACACCGCCTTGTTCATGAAGGCCGTGATGGTGGTGTCGCCGAGGTTGGAGCGCTGGATCTTGGCGACGAGGGCGTCATCGTACCGGCTGTCGAATGCAGACGACTGTTCGGGCTGGCCGCCGTAGTTGTACGACCCGTCGGCGAGGTCACGCAGCATGAAGCGGCCGCTGGGCCAGGCGTTCGCGGGCGCGAGCGTGTGGCCCGGCGCATACCAGCGCAGGTGATAGGTCTTGTTGTTCGCAAGCGCGAAGGTGCGGTTCGGGCCAGTGATGTCCGACGTCGAGTAGATCTTGCCGCCGCGGTGGATGATCTGCTTCCCCGCGGGGACAACCAGGTTGCTGCCGCTCAAGGTGGGCGTGATCGTGTGCCGCGCCTCCGTCGCGAACGGCCATGGGTCCGCGGCCGGGTCCACGAACTCCGGATAGATCGGCATGTTCTGGAAACCGGCGAACGCCGCGAGCTGCGACTGGATGACCGCGATGGCGCCCTGAATGGCGACGATTAGGTCGTACAGCTTCTTCAGCGTGTTGCCGGCGGTGGCGACACCGCCTTTCAGCGCATCGATCACGGACTTCAGTCCGGCCGGATGGACGCCGACCGAGTTTAGGATGCCAGCGGCGGTCTCGGGAATGGTGGCGAGGCGCAGGAAGCCCTGGGCCTCCTCGTTGCCGGTAGGATGCTCCAGACGCGATGCCTTGTGCTCGTCGAGGACCGTCTTGTAGGCGACGGGGTGGACGATCTTGACGGCCGTGGAGCCGGCGCGGGTCTCGTCGATCGTTGCGAACGGCGGCACCTTGGCGTCGACATAGGCGATCGTCGCGTAGACGGTCGAGGTATCGACCGAGATCGTGATCGCGTCGGTGTCGGAGATGATGACCGCGATCGTCACCACCAACTCGACGGTCTGGGTGTTCTCGGTCGCCCATGCCTCGGTCGGCATTTCGCTCGGCGAGAGCGAGACGATCGCCACCAGGTCGTCGCCGGCGAACAGGCCTGCCTCTCGGATCGTGTAGGCAGTGGCACCAGGCGTGAACAGCGCGCGGAACCGCACGATGTTGTCGGTGACCTGCTTGTCGAGCACGGAGACACGGGCGCGCTCGTTGACGAGCTCGGTCATCGCGGCATCGGGTTCGATTGCGGCACCGTCGCCGTCGCCGACTGCGATCTCGTCGATGACGAGCGGGTCTCCGGAGGTCGCGGCAGCAATGAGCGCGGCGCCGACCGTTGTGATGGTCGTCATTCGACATCTCCGACGAAGGTTTCGATGGTGCTGAAGGCGCCCAGATAGACGTCGACAGCCGGAACGGTGGTGGCGAGGTCGCCTACGAAGCGCGCGACGCTTGCGAACACGCCGACAAAGGCGGTCGCGGCCGCCGCGGTCTCGGCGCGGAAGTCCATGATCGAGCGCACATTCTTCGTGCGGTAGACGCGGTCACGCGCGGCCAGGAACGTGTCGAAGGACAGTCCCGCCTCGCCGATCTGGTGGGAGAGTCGGAACCGGTATGGCTGGCCGCCGTACTGGAACCACTCTGCCCAGGACCAGCCCGGTCCAAGCCCGGCAACGGTGTCATCCATCGCTGCCGGCGTGCCCTTCCTGCGATGGAAGGCCCATGACCCCGAGATCGCGGTCCGCTTTACTGCCTCCGGCCAGGTCGCATTCCAGAGATCCAGGCTTTCTTCGGCCGCGAGATACGGCAGGAGGTCAGCCGGACACGTCTCCGGATCCTTGACCCGCTGGATGATCCCGATATCGAGCTCATCCCCGAGCGCGCGCGTGACTTCTCGCTCCCAACTCGTCGAGTTGGAAGGCATGACGACGTGCGGATCCACTTAGCCCTCGCGCACCGTCGCAGTGACCACGACCGACGTGCACCACGGCACCTCGTCCTTGGCGGTCACGATGTCCGCGTCCGGCGAAACAAGGTCGAGGCTTTCCACGACCACCCTGCCCTGGTTGTCGGCCGCCAGCGCTGCAATTAGCGCCGCCCGACTGACGCGTTCGCCGATCAGCGAAGCCGCCTGGGTGAACGCAATGATGCGCTGCTCGGCCGTCGCGCGCGCCAGCGCCGGATCGATTTCCGAGCGAACCGTCAGCTTCGCGTCGACGGTGTACGGCTTCAGGTCGGCCGACCGGACGATGACGTGATCCGTGAGCGGCCTGCGATCACGACGGGCAACCTCGCCCATCACAAGTTCGATCAGGCCCGCCGACGCGGGCTCCGGCTGACCCTCGCCATTGGCGGAGACGATGATCAGCAGCGCCTCTCCCGGCTCACAGAGCCCGCTCTCGGGCCCGTAGACGACAACGTCGCGCACCGCGGTCGACGCGCCCATCGCGAAATAGGCGTAGCCGCCATAGGTGCCTGTGGTCGCCAGAGCCTCGTAGGCGAGCAGGATCCTGTACCGGAACCGGTCGTCCGCCTCGCCGACCAGGCGCGAGGTGTTGTACCGCGCGCCGAGCGCATCGAGGTTGGTCCCCCAGCTTGTCGGCACAAGCACGGCGCGGACCGCATCGTTGATGCGGGCGCGGTCGGCCAGGCGCTCGTATTCGACCGCCTCGCCAATGATCATGGCGGGGTCGGTCTCGAGCGTGTTGACGTCGTAGTCGATGCCAGCTTCGTCAAACCGCTGCTTCAGCCGGATGCTGTAGGCGCCGAGAAGCGTTTCGTAATCCAACGGCTCGATCGCCGACGGCGCCGGCAGCGCGTTCAGGTCCGGCGGGACGAAGCGGTTGGTCACAGCCCCGACCTCACGGTGACCACGTTGCCGTCAACCGACACGTACATCGCGGCCTGCTCCCAATCGAGGTGGGCGAATGGAAGGTGCTGGCCGTTCATCGTGAAATCCGTGAACCCCAGCCGATCGATGTCGTTGACGACGAACTCAGTGATGCGGAAGCGGGGCTCGAAGAGCTCGATCAGCATCCAGACGATGTTGAACCAGAGCAGAATGGTCCGCTCGTTGGCGTTCTCGCCCAGAAGCCGGAGCCCAGGGTTGCCGAACCACTCGCGCATGACGCGCTCGCCCTGCCCGGTCGAGATGATCTTCTGCAGGCTTTGCTCGACGTGCGGAAACCCGTCGAGGACGAGCCCGGTGTCGGCGTCGACGCCCGCCATGCGGTCTACTCGTCGACCTTCTCGGCCGTCGGCCGCTTGCGTGAGCCTCCCTTGCGACCGTCCCGGTCGTGGTCGAGCGGATCCGGCTCGCGGATGTAGCCCTGGCGCAGGGGATGCTCTGCCTGCGACTCCGTCAGCATGATCGGCTTGTTGGCGCCGGGGCTGCGCAGGCCTGCGACGGTTGCGCCGGCGGCGTCGGTGACCAGATACTCGCGCTTCATGGTGCTCCTCACGGTGGCGGGCCCGACAGGCCACCGCCCGGCTCCACCTCGGTGTGGACGTGCGTGAAGCCGATCTCGTGGCCGTTGTGCTTGATCGACGTGCCCTTGGTGTCGATCGTGTCAGTCTCGATGTTCACGGCACCGCCGGTGAATTCGACGGTCGTCCCGCCGACCTGGAACTTCAGGCTGCCCTCGACCATGGTCACGGTGACCGACCCGAAGGTCATCTTGTGCTCGGCGGCATCGTTCGACGGCGACGGGTTCTCGTCGGTCCAGTAGTACGGTGCCGCCACACCCTGTTCGATGTCGCCGCCTTCGGTGCGGATCGCCACCGTCTGGCCGACCGACGGCATCGAATGCAGCTTAAGCGCGCCGGCCGGCTGGTTGATGGGCAACCAGGGCGACAGCACTTCCTTGCCGTCTTCGTCCTTGCCGAGCGTGACGCGGATCAGATGCTTATCGGCGTCGACTTCCTTGACCTTCCCGGTCCACTGGCCGGCGGCGGCTCGACGCTCGATCTCCTGCAACCGCTCGAAGATCCGGCGAAAGATCAGGACGCTCACGGCAGCCCTGCTGGACCGGTGATCGTGATCTCCGCCGGCCCGTCGACATCCTCGAGGTCCGGCACGTCGCCGCTCTCGGGGTCTGTCGCCAGCGGCGCCAAGCCGATCGCATGGTGCGCGGCATCGCTGAGGCCGAAGTTGCCTTGGAAGACGGCGTAGGGCTGCATGTTCGCCGGGCTCTCGATCAGCCCTTTCAGATGATCGGCCAGCATCGTCGAATCGGCCATCGTGTCGTCAGCGCGCAGCGCCGCATCCAGCATCGCCCAAGCCCCGTAGAGCGGCTTTGCGAAGTCGGCGTCGGCGACGCACCGGAGATCGTACCTGATCTCCAGTGTCGGGATCTTCACGCTCCGTTCGGTCTCGACCAGGACGAAACGCTCAATCTTCTCCTCAACCTGCGTGACGAACTTGCGCCAGATCGCGACCCATGTCGGATCACCGAAATGCATGGCCGCGTCGATCTGGCGACCCATGGTGTTGAGCGCCAGCCCCGACCCGACATTGTCGATCGCGAACTCGACCGTCTCCGCATCGATCTTCGCCGCCGTGGGCGGGAAATACGCGTAGCAGATCAGGACGACATCCTGCGCCCCGCCCTGCGTCTCGAGCCCGGACGGCTTACCCTTGGCCTCCTGCGTGTAGACCGCGATGCAAGGCCTGTGCTGACCGTCGATGCTCCGCAGCACTTCGCTGATCGGGTCGAGCGGCTGATCGAACACGCGACCGTCCGCCCACGTCTTGCCGACCAGCAGTTGCCGGAACACGGCACGGGTGGCGATGCTGATAAGGCTCATGCGGGCACGCAGACGCAGACCATGCGGCCGAGCTCGTCGGGGTCGACGCGCGTCACGCGCAGCCGGCGATTGTCTCGATCCAAGAGGACGATTTCGTCCTGCTCGCGCGGGCGCGTCTCGCGAGAGACGAACTCGGTCTCCGCATAGGAGACGTGGATCCTGTCGGCAGCAACGTCCGGCTGGTAGCCGTCGTACTGCCCCATGTCCTTCGGCCTGGCGATGATCGGATTGAAGTCGACGACCCCAACCGCGGTCACGCTGGCACGGGAAGCGTCCTCGGACCTCGCGAAATACTGGTTCTGGGCGGTTTTCCGGTCGATGCGCGTGGGTTCCCCCATCAACGCATCGACCTCCGCCGAGACCAGCTTCTCGAGGTCCGCGAACAGCGTCATCTTGGGAGGATGACTTACGCGGTGCGCTTGCCGCGCTTGAGCACGCGCGGGCGAGTGCAGTAGTGGATGACGTTGTTCTGGTACTCCACCGACATGCCCTTGTCGTTCTGCATCCGGAACATCTTCACGTAGAGCTCGAGGCCCATCGTGTTGACCGTCTCCAGGTAGTCGGCAGGAGCGTAAACCGAGCGGAAGAGGCCCGGCACGCCCATCGGGACGAACTTGCACTCGTTCGTCGGGATGGAGACGTTGAGACCGCCGCGATAGTTCACCCAGGTGATGTCGAACAGCGGGAACATGCCCCACGCACCCGAGGCGACCGACTGCGAATTCGGGTCGATGATCGCCTGACGGAGCGTCGCCGCGCCGGCATGGTTCAGGTACGTTTCGCGGACCTCCTTGTGCGCGATCAGGTCATCCCAGAAGGCATCACCGCAGAGGGCGAGGATGCCGGTGAAGGGCAGACCATCGAGGGCGGCGCCCATCGCACGGGTCAGCGCGGTCGCCTGCTTCTGCAGGACACCGCCCGCGGGGCTGGCGGCCGCCAGATCCCAATTGACCTCTGCCGGCTGGGACTCGCCCATCTCGGTGAAGTAGTCGTAGAGGACCGTGCCGTCTTTATCGAGAAGCTGGCCGGTCGTGAGCACCTTGAGCTTGTGGTACTCCTCGGTCAGCGCGAACGACTGCCGCACCTCGGATCCGCGACGGGCAATGCGGCCCTGGAAGGTCTCCACCGCGCGCGCCGTACCGAAGGCGCGCACGCTCTGCACCTCGTCGGCGTAGATCGCGTCATCCACCTGGAAGTGGGGGACGCGCAGCATACGCATGGAGCGGCGATTGCGGCCGAAGGTGACACCTGGTCCGCCACGCGGCGTGGCCGGCACGATGAAGATGTTCTCCTCGGCGTCCTTCTCGATCGAAATGTCGAGGGTGTCGATCGAGGTGGATTCGAACAGGCCGAGGCGCGTGATGAACCCCGGCTTGTACTTCAGCTCACGCATCGCATCGGACATGGTCGTGACCGAAAATGCGTCCTGGTCGAAAATGTCGAGCACGTCGGACATGCTGTTGATCCCATAAAAAAGCCCCGCATTGTGAGAGCGGGGCGATGACGATGCGGCGAGCCGCGGGTGAACCACCGGCGGCTCACCCGCCGGAAGCGGGGTTAGTAGCGGACGATGATCTGCCGTTCGGCGAGCGCCTGGATGGCATTCGCCTTCTGCGCGTCCGTGATGCCGGCGGGCCACGCGATGCAGTTGCCGTTCAGTTCAGCCTCGCGGCTGATGACGGCCGCCGTCGCCTTCTTGTCCGCCGGCGTGGTGACCGGATAGATCGAGTAGGCTGCCGGGATTTCCGTCCCGTCGGTGGCGGCAGGGTCGTAGGCGACGTAGTCGAAGTCCCCGGCATCGGCGGCGACATCGACATAGAACTCGTCACCGGCCACGTTGGCGTTGCCGCCGGCAGTGATCGTCACGCGGATGCCGCCCTTGGCGAACAGCGAACCATGCGTCGAGGTGCCGATTTCCTTGCCGGTCGGGTCTTCCCAACGCACCGTGGTGGCGGTGACTGCGATACCCTTGTAGCGGCCATCCTTCACTGCCGACGTGACCGGGGTGGCATGCATGGCGATGGTCGCGTTGCCGGTGTTGCCGGCGGCGGCCGACGGCGTCGCCACCACGTCTGCCACGACGGCCAGCTTGGCGAGCAGACCATTGGCGAGGATGGTCTGGCTGACGCCGACCCTCACGTTGTCGCGAGAGCGATGAAAGGTGGCCTCGCTCATAATGGCCTCGCCGGGATGCCGGCCTTCAGTCAGCACGGTGGGCATGCTCGTCTCCTGAGTTCAGGTTGAAGGCAGGGGCGCCGAATGCGCCCCGCGCCGGTTACTTGATGTGGCGGGTGGCCTGCGCGACGGCCTTGCCCCAGCCTGCAGCCTTCGTCGGCTCGTTGGGGGTCTCCGGCGCGCCGAGACCGAGTGCGCCGGCCTCGGCCTTGTCCTTGAGGAACGTCTGCTCCTTCTCGCCCTGGGAAGGCTCCTTCGTCTCGGGCTTGGCAGCCGCGACGGCGGCATCGGTCCCCTTCAGCGCGAGAGCGAGGAAAGACGTGGCGGCGGCCGCCTCGGTGCCCTGCTCGATGAATGCGGCGGCGAGGTCCGGATGCTCCTTGGCGCCCGGCGCCTTGTTGATGGCGGAGATGCGGGTGCGCTCGGCGGTCTGCGCCTCAGCGGTGATCTTGGCGACGTCAGGGGTGTCCATGTTGAAGCTCCTGGGGCGGAAGGGGTGAAGACGGCGGTTCTTGCCGCGGGTGGAAAGCGCGGCCAGCGCCGCTTCGAACTGGCCGACCTCGTCGACCATGCCTACGGCGACCGCGTTGGCGCCGATCTCGACGCCGCCGTTGCCGAATTTCGAGATTACCGTGTCGACATCGACGTTGCGGTGCATCGCCACGGCCGTCACGAAGACCGCACCGAGGTCGTCGACCATCTTCTGGACGCGGCGCTTGCCTTCGTCGGTCTCGAGATCGGGGCGCTTGCCGGGCGACTGCGACGACACGAACTCGATCCGGGAGATGCCGGCGCGCTCCTCCGCCTTGCGACGGTCGGTGATGCCGAGCACGACGCCGATCGAGCCAATCGTCGAGCTCGAGCTCACCACGATCCGGTCGGCCGCTGACGCTATCCAGTAGGCGCCGGAGCACGCCATGCCGGTCACGTAAGCGGTGATCGGCTTCTTGCCGCGCGCTTCGTAGACCGCCGCGGCGAGTTCGTCGCAGCCGGATACCTCACCGCCAGGCGAGTCCACTTTGAGCATGATCGCATCGACCGACTGGTCGTCGAGGGCCACCTGCAGGTCGCGCCGCAGGATCTCGTAGGACGTCGCGCCGGAGAATTGCACGAACAGGTTAGCACGCTTGAACAGCGGGCCGTAGACGTCGAGGATCGCAACGTTTTCGCGGATCTTCAGGCGCTCGCCTCGCTCGGCATAGCGGGCCCGATACGCCTCGAGCGCTTCCGGGGTGACGTCGTTCTCGCGCGCAGCGATCGCGACCAACTCCTCGACGTGCTCGCTCAACATTGCCCACGGCGCGGCGATGGCGGTGTCGAGCGCGTTCATCCGAGATCCCGTCGATAGCCTGCCGTGATCGCCATACGCGGCGCGGCGCGGCCGCGCTTAGCAGCACACTCCGATTCCAGCCGGGCGATCAGGGCCCCGAATTCAGTGAAGTCGGACCGGTGATACTTCACCGAGCGATCGCGGAAATTGACCTCCGCAACCGAGCCGCCGACCGACAGTTTCATGTAGGCGGGACGGAGAGCGACCAGCGCGGCACAGGGGTCGAACTCCTCGACCCCGAATATCACGTCATAGTCGATCGCCACGTCAGTCCTCGTCCTCGATGGATGCGTCGATGTCGACGTCATCGTTCACGGCATCGGGATCACGCCCGTCGCCGTCCCGCCCGCCGGACTTCTTCGGATCTGGCCGCTTCGGGTCTTTCTTCTCGCCTGAACCATCGTTGCCGGGATCGTTCAGGGCAGCTTCCTGCCCTTCCGGCGTTTCGATCATGTCCTTCGGCGCCCACGGCAGCGGAAGGCCAAGCTCCTCGTGAAGGGCGTTCTCCGCGGCACGCTGACGTGCGTCGTCATCCCAATCGCGGCCGTACTCTTCGGCGATCTCGGCGAGGGTCGTCGCCTGCATGTCCTTGCGGACCTCGTACGCGCGCGCCGTCTTGAAGTCGTCGGCCTGTGGTCGAGCCGGGCCTGTCCAGGCCGCCTGTGCTGCGAAGTCGCGCTGCTCGGCGAATTTGCCGTAGCCACCCGGGTACTCGAGCCGGCCGGTCCGAATCTCTTCGTCCAGCCACCACTCGTAGATCACGTCGCAGAACGGCACGACGATGTTGCTGCGGCGACGGAGGACGGTCTGCCACTCGACAGCGCCGGCCATCCGGACGGACGAATAGGTCGCGCCGCGGTAGTCGCCGGTGGCGCTCTCATAGGTGACGCCGGCGCCGCGCGCGATCTCGCGCAGCAGCCAGCCCATGAAGTGGTCGTACTGCTGGCCGGGCGTCTTGGCCTCGGTGAACTCGAGTTCGTCGCCCGGGAACATGTGCGCGATGCGCCCATGCTGGGTGAGGTCGATATTGGCCCCGTCGTACCACTCACCCTTTTGCGAGGCGTAGAGGCCGATGTTCGGGCCATTGTCGCCCTGCGTGATGAGGCCGTCGAAGGCGGCCTGCCCGCTGATGTTCGACTTCACGGTGGCCGCAAAAATCGTCTGGATCAGCGCCGCCGTCAGGGTCGCATCAGCGTACTGATCGACCTGGCGCACGACCTTGAGGACCGTCGCGAGAGGCGAGATGCCGCGCGTCGTCGCGAGCGCAGGATCCTTGATCAGCAAAACGTTCGGACGACCGTCCGCGTCCCGCGCCTGGATGTCGACCTCTTTCCAGCCCGTCAGGCGGTCCTTCCGCCTCATGCGGTAGGCCAGATGGGCGCCCCATTCGTCGACCTTGACGCCCTGGATGACGCCTGTCAGCTCGTCAGTGACGTTGACCAGCCGCGAAGGCGGCAGCAGCTTGACCTTCGTCGCGCTGCGCCCGATCTCCCTCGCGATGAGCGGGAGCAGCGCGAAGACCTCACCGAAGGCGAGGTAAGACGCGTAAGCCGCCTGCTGCATCTGCCCGAACGTCAGTTCTGCGGACGCATCGCAGAGGACCGGCTTTTCGGCCCACGCGCGGAAGCGGCTTTCGGCCTTTCGCGCCCACTTCGTCGAGAACTCCTGTTCCCAGCCGAGCGCATCGACGTCTGGACGGGCGGCCATGCGCAGCCCTTTGCCGACCACGGCGCCCGACGAAACCTCGACGATGCCGGCGATGAAGCCTGAGTTCTGGACGGCAGAGACAGCGCGAGCCGCTGACCTTTCCCAAGCCTCCTGGACGTCCTGCTGCTGCTCGCGCAGCCGCGGCTTCCAGCCGGCCAGAAAGAGGTTTCGTTCGCCCTGGAAATAGGCTGCCTGCGGCCTGCGCGGGGCTGTGGCGGAGCCGCCCAGCATCCGCCCGACCCGCTCCAGCAGACCCATGTTCACCTATCCATGCAAGCGTTTGACCGCGTCGCGAAGGCTGGGGCGGACCCGGTCGGGCGCCTTCAGATCCTCGTAGCGGGTGTCGAAGTTGAAGCGGCAAAGCTGCTTCGCGGCGATCGCGTAGACCGTGCAGTCTAGCCCTTCGGCCTTCCGCTTTCCGATTCGGATGAACCGGATTTCCGGGCGGCCGGTGGCCTTGTTGTACTTGATCTCGCGGCGCTCGGCCGTGAGCTGGACGAAGAACTCTTCGGTGAAGACGTTCCCGAAGCGAAACGAATTCTGCTCGGCCCGATCCAGCGGCAAGGTCACCGCGATGTCGGTCTTCACCTGGTCGACGCCGACGATGTAGAGCGTCGCCGTCCTGTTCCGCCGGCGCGTCGTGCTGGCCTTAAGCACCGGTCGCGGGCCTTCGTCGCCTTTGATCGCGACGATCCTTCGACCCTGCACCTTCTCGCAGTAGTCGTAGACCTTCTGGGCCATGTTGCCGTCGCCCGAGTCGACGCAGGCTGCTTCGACCCCGATCTCGCCGCCCAGGGGGTGCTTCCAGACGGTCATGAGCAAGCTGTCGAGCTCATCCCATGTGGTCTGCAGCAGTGCCGATCCCCGGATCACGATGTGACCGAGCAGATAGCGATGGTTCCGCGACCAGCCCAGCAGCACCACCTCGAGGCGATCGGGCTGCACGTCGACACCGGCCGTGATGTAGGCCACGTCCTCCGGGATGTCCTGCCGCCACTGCGACAGGTCATGATCCCAAGCAAGCCCGAAGTCCTCGCAGCGCGCCAGGAGCTCGTTTTCGCTGACATAGTCGATCGCAGTCGACCAGACCTTTCCGAGCACGGTGTTCTGGAACACCTGCATGTCGGCAGCGCCGGCCTTGCGCGCCTTCTCGAATTCCTCGACCAGCCGCGGCCAGGCCGCGTTGGCGAACTGCGAGATGAGCGCATTGAGCCGGAAGCCGGCATGCCGCTGCACCTCCGGCGCCGTCGCCCGCCACTCGCCGGCCTCGACCATGCCCGGCTTGTGCTTCTCTTCGATCGCAGCGCCGCATGACGGGCACATGCAGACGACCGTCTCCGGTTCGCCTGCCTTCCAGTCCAGGTGCTCCCACAGAAGCTCAAACGGCGTGTCGCAGTGCACGCAAGGGATCTCGAAGACCCGTCGGTCCGATTCCGCGTACCGCTTCGCGATGATCGAGGTCGCGTCATCCGTCGGCGTCGACCCGAGAATGATCTTTCGATCGGCGAACGACGTCGTCCGCATCTCGGCTAGCTTGATCGGATCACCTTCCGTGGTGACCCGCATGCCGTCCACCTCGTCACAGAGGAGGATCTTGGCCGTATGGCGGCGTAGGTTGCGCGGCGCCATCGCCGACAGGATCTTCAGCGACCCGCCGCCGAGGAGCATGCGCTGCGTCAGCGTGTTGCGCCCGTCGAACCGACCGATACGCATCACATTGCGCAGTGCCGGCGTTTCCCGGAACGCCGGATCCAGTTCGTCGACCGCGATGCCGCGCGCATCGTCGTCCGTCGGCATCAACAGGATGATCGGGCACGGATCGTTGACCGCGATCGCGCCGATCGAGGCGATCAGGCTAACCGTGTAGCCGGTTCTCGCCGACTTGATGACAGAGACCCGCTCGACCAGCGGATCACCCATGGCATCGAGGATGCCGCGCTGAAACTTCCACGGCCGGAACCGACCAGGCGCCGCCGACGACGTCGCCGAGAGCCGGAAATGCTTCTCCGCCCATTCCGAGTAGCGAAGATCTTCGGGCGGCCGCAGCGCCTTGCGGAGCGAGCCGAACAGGCGCTCGATCGCCTCAGTCGCCACCGGTCAACTTCCTGGCATCGCCGCCGATTACGGCTGCCTCGACTTCCTCGCCGAGATCCAGCAACAGATCGCGCACCATCCGCTTCAGCACGTCGCCATCATGCGCGGTCAGGTGCGGGATGGTGCCCCTCGCCTTCCCCGGGATCGACAGCATCGCTGCCTTCACGGCTTGGGCGAATAGCGACCAGCTTTCCGCCACCTCCGAGAGCGTCAGCGTCTCGCCCTGCAGCTTCGCGAGCTCTCGCTCGCGGATCTGGCGCACAATACGCTCGGTCTGCGCGCGCTCGTCGGCCAGCGAGTTACCGGTAGTCGACGCCCGGCCGGCGGCCTGCTCGCGCAGCATCGTGATGTAGCCGGTCACCGATGCGACGGTCTGGTATCGGCCGCGGCCCTGGGCCCGGGTGAAGGCGCCCTTCTGGTCCCACTCCGTAACCGATCGCGTCGACATGCCGAGCAGCATGGCGAGCTCGACCTTCGAGCACGTCGTCGGGATCAGCGACCCCGCCGGCGGCGCCTGACGCGTTTTCCGACCCACAGTGTTAGCCGAGGATCCTCATGACGTGGCGCGTCACGCGCTTCTCGAGGTCGAGGGCCGCAAACCGCTCAGACTGCGGCACGTTCGGCCGCGTGGGCTTCGCCAGTTCGTTCGCCAGGACGGCCATGGACAGGATCTTCAACGGGTAGCGCGTCTTGGTCGTGCGCACCACGACCTGGCCGCCGGCGATGAACGCGCCCTTGAACTGACGCCGGAAGTTCCAGCCCGTCGCCTCGGCGCCACGCATCGAACTTACCGAACCGCCCGGTTTGCCATCCGCCATCGGGTTGAGGTCGCGGACCCAGACCGGGTTTCCGTACTCGGCCAGCGGGATCGCCACGTCGGACGTGATTACTTCCGCCGACATCGACGGTCCGGGCGAGGCCTTCTGCACCCTCGTTTTCGATCGGACACGACCAGCCGGCACGCCGGTATAGGCCGCGATGCGAACGACCGACTGCCGCTTCTGCTCTTCGGCGTGCTCGTTGAGACCGCGAGCCGCGGCGCCCTGCATTTCCGGGCCATCCAGCTTGCGCAGGAAGCGCACGATCTCGGCGCTCTGGTGGAACTGAGCGGTGACTTTCACCAGGGCCTCAAAATGGTTGCAGGGGCACGATTCGAACGTGCGGCCTCGTGGTTATGAGCCACGCGAGCTACCGGGCTGCTCTACCCTGCCAAAACGCGTTTTCGGGCCTCCAGGCGGAGGAAGCCCCTGTGTGTCGAAAAGGTGCGCCCGAAGTAGGTGTGCTGCGCCCCGCTCCCCTCCTGTCCCTGATACGGTCCCTAGACGTCGTCGAGGCCGCCCGCGCTGGCCTGGCCGAGGGCGTGTCGCGTGCTGTGCACCATGCCCGCATGTGCTGCCTGCCTTGCCCATGGGCGCCCGCTAGGGCGCGCCTGCCTGTGCTCGAGGCGAGCGCCGCATGCTCGAGCTGCTGGACGAGGCGCACGGGGCGCACATGGTCGAGCGGGGCAAGGTCGAGCTGTGCCACGACGAGGGCGCAGGCGCGGAGCTGCTGCAGGTAGGACGAGGGCTGCTAGGTCGAGCTGTGCGACGAGACCTGGCCTAGCACCGCTGCCTTGGTCTGTATCGACCTGGACACGCAAGGGGCGACGCTAGCTGTTATGGGCGCACCTTTTGCCGAAAAGTGCTCACGCGGTCAAAGCCGGAGGGGAGTCCGGCTATGCGTGCACGCATGACACGCGCATTGTGCAGCCGCAAGCATTGTCCGAACCGTTTCAGGTAAACCGTTGCCGCGCTAAGCAGTCTCGACACCTTTTGAGCCGTCAACGTGACCTGTCGAGCGGCGCATTATTTTATCCGCAAACGCATATTTTCATTGCATCCCGCGCGCGTTTTGGTATTCTGTCTTTGCCAACAGTGGCAACAGGAAAGGCCCTACCCCATGACCTCTCTCGCTACCGCAACCTTTCATGACACCTGGGCAGGCGAAGTGCCTGCCTCGCTGGTCCCGTTCCGCACCACGCGTAACGGACAGCCGGTCATCCGCTACCGCTGGACGCGGGCTGACGGCCTCACCACGGGTTACGCCTCGCCGTTCAAGACCGTTGCCGGCGCTGTCGCCCGTATCCGCGCCGACCGGCGTTTCTCGAACGTGACGGAGGCGTGAGCATGCGCGCCGCCCTTCTCGCCCTCGCCCTTCTCGCCACGCCTGCCGCTGCGCAGGACGCAACCGCGATCATTGACGCGAGCATTGCCCGGTATGACGGCGTCTGCGCCTGCCCCTACAGCATCAAGGCCAACGGCAAGGCGTGCGGCAAGGCCAGCGCTTACAGCCGTCCGGGCGGACAACTCGTGCTTTGCTTCGAGGATGACATTCAAGACCTGGCCGCGTGCGATCGGGCGATCACGGAACCGACCGACGCGAACCTTCAGGCCTGCCACGGCGAGCCGGTGGAGCTGCTGCCATGAACCGCCGCTATCCCCGCTCCGCTGCAACCTTGCTGCTCTATCGCTTCACCAGTGCGGGCGCGATCATGTTGGAGCCGGGCGCATTCTATCGCCCCTCCCTGACTGCGCAGCGGCGCGCTGGAGTGATCAACGACATTGAAGCAGCGCAGGCCATGCGCCGCGCCGGCGACAAGGCCGGAGCTCGCGCCCGGCTGGAGTTCTGCCGTGCCGGCCGGCTCGCCCTCACCTGACTCCCCTTTCTCCGGCTCCCCGTGAGCCGGAGCGACGGCAGCCAGTGCCGAACCCGCCGATTGTGGCAACAGGAAAGGTTAGACCGATGACCAAGCATGACCGCCAACACCGCGACTCCAAGCGGAGCCGCATCCGGGATGAACGCCGCGCGGCGACTGCTGCGAAGCGCGCTTTCGCTTTCATGGGAGGCGTGTGACCTATGGCCGTTGCCTATGATACGCTGGGCTATGCGAAGCGCCTCGCGGACGCGGGTATCCCGCGCGAGCATGCCGAGGCGCACGCGGAAGCCGCACGGGACTTCATTATGTCCGAATTGGTCACCAAGTCCGACCTGAAAGCCGCGATGGATGCGCAGTCGCTCCGCTTCGCACTCATGCTTGGCGGCGCTTCCGTGACCTTGTTCGGCGCATTGGTCGCCGTGCTTCCCCGGATCATCTGACACCGCGCGGCGCGGCCTAACCGCCGCGCCCGCTCACCCTGAATTCAACCCGGCATCCGATGCCGCGCTGTGAGCGCGCCGGCTTGCCTATGACCGAAAGGAATTCGCATGAGCCCGAACGAAATCGCCGAGGCCGCTCGCCAGAAGATCGCCGGCAACCCCGATCTTGAGCGCGAAATGCGCGCCGATTGGGCTGCGGTGGAAAGCCTGATTTCCGACCACGCAGCCGGAACCAAGAAAAAGTGGAAGGTCTATGAGGTTCATCACTTGGCGCAAACCGCGCGCCTGGCGATGCTGACTGCCTTTGTTGAAGGCAAGTCGCCCCGCGAATGCGCCGTCGCAGCACTGCAGCGCATCGGCTTCGATCCTTCGACCCTCGCCGCGCCGGCGACCGTGACGGAGGGCTGCTGAAATGGCCCGCTACCCGAACCCCGCAACCTACCTGGCCGCAGTGCTGATGGACGAATTCCACGGCTACACAGTCGAAGGCCAGCCGCACCGCGCGCCCTACGGCGTCGCTCTCGATGCCGAGGCGCTGATCCGCCTTGGCAAGCGCGCCTCCCGTATCGCCATCCAGCAATGCAATGGAATCCAGCGGTATGACACCGCAGCGCGTCGCGTGCTCGCGTCTTGGACGGAGGCCGACGAAGCGCGCGCCGACAAGGCCTGCGACAAGATCGCGAAGGATGCCGCCGCGATCCTGGAGCCGTACGGCGCGACGGAAATCAGCGTCGGCGGCGATCCGCGCGGCTTCACCCTCAAATGGCGCTTTGCGTCCGGCCGGTCGAATTCGTTCGGCGGCGATGTGTGGGGAGTCTGACAGATGGGCTATGTTCTCCCCTGCGACCTCCCGAATTTCCAGCAATCCGCGCCGCGCGGTGAAGGATGGCAGCTCGTCCCGAACGTTGATCCGCGCCACGAGACGGCGTTGACCTGGCGAAATGCTGAAACCGGCGAGTCCGTCGTCTGTCCAGCGATCTGGTACAATGCGCCGGCGTCGTCCTATGCGACGGGACTGCGCTTCAGTGCCGCCCGGTCAGACGAATCCGCCGCCCGCGTTGAAGCCGAGGGCAAGCCCTGGTCCGCCAATGAGGCCGAACACATGCGTCGGCAGGCTCGCCGGCTGCGCGCGATGGCGCTGCTTTGCGACCGATCGCCAGCCGCACCGGCCGGCGCAATCGACTTTCGCGGCCTGTCCGACCCGATGACTTCCCGCGATGTCGAAGATTCGACCGTTGCCGCGATCGAAGCGGAGGCGCGGCCATGACCGCTTACACCCATCGGATTCGCCGTTGCCACGGTAACCGCAACGCCTGGTGCCTGGTCGCACTTCGCGACGACGGCACCGAGATTGACAGCCACGGCGGCTACACAACCTCAACGTCGCTTGACGGCCTGTTGCGCCACGCGGGCGGGCTGCTGCCGTCCGACGATGACGTGGTGCAGGTCGTTTACTACGCCGAGGACGCGCAATGCTGATCACCACGCGCAAGAGCCGCTGCCCGCTCACTCGACGCACCCGTTACGACGGCGTGGTTACCGACAATAGCGGATCGATGCTGTTCAGCGTCGGATTCTTCCGAGGCCCGAACGCCAAGGCCCGCGCGCTGCAGGCTGCTGCCGAGTACCGCGCGCGCAAGCTAGCCACCGGCTCTTGGACGGAGCCGCGCTCATGCTGATCGACCTCCGCACCGGAAAGCGCATCACGGAACTGTCGCCGGCTGAATTCATCCGCTCCGTTCGCTGCTCGATCCTGAGCGCCCACGAGGGCCTGATTGACTGGTCGCACGCTCGGGAATCGATCCGCGACAATGCCGGGCTGCTTTGGGCCTGGCTGGTCCCGTGGCTTCTCACCCTCGCTGAATTCGCCGGGATGCTGTTCGTGCTCGCATCCCTTGCCCTGATCGCCGTCGGCTACGTGCCCGACCTGAAACCATAGGAGGAACGAAGACGTGCCGAGATTCCAGTTCCATCTAGGCATCAACCTGCGCTGCTACGGCAACGTTGTGGTTGAGGCCGCATCCATCGAAGCGGCGCTACCGCTGCTCACCGCCGATTACATCGGCGAAAATATCGACATCACCGAGACGACGACCGATAGCGGGCAAGACATCGCCGTCATCGACGTGTCGGACGCTGACACCTTCGAAGAGCTGGCCGAATGGGCCGGCCTCGAACTGCCGAGCGCGTACGACCCGCCGACCGACCCCTTGCGCGACGCCGCGCCGGACATGCTGACGTCGCTCAAGCTCATGCTGGTGCAGGCCAGAAGCGTACTCGACACCCTGTCGGAGCGCGGCTTGGAGGACGTGCCCGAGTGGGTTGCGGCTGCTAATGCCGCCGAAGCGATCATCGCTAAGGCGGAGGGCCGGGCCAATGGCTGATCTTCTCGAATTCCAGCAAGTGCCAGCCGACCCTAAGCAAGCCGCTCGCCTGGCCGTGGAAGCGCTCCGGCTCGCCCGCGACTGCCTCAAGGTCTCCGGCTCGCCCCGTGCCTTCGAGCGGACGTGCGCGGCGCTGTCGTCGGCTCGTGGCGCAGTGCGTGCGGTCGAGTATCGCGCCATCCGCGTCGATGCGGAGGCCATCGCTAATGGCTGACCTCCGCACCTATTCCGTCCTCATCCGCTGGAACGATTCCTATCTCGACATGGGCGACTATGGCGAGATCGTAAGGGCGCGCGATGGCACTCACGCGACGCGGATCGTTCGCGCCCGCATGGCCCGGCAACGGTGGTCCGAACGCGAGGAAGGCGAGACCAAGGCCGAGTCCCTGGAACTGTATCGAGACGCTTTCGGCAACCTCTTCGGCGCCGTGACCGAATGCCATGAGGGCGCGATCTGGAAGTCGGCGGAGGTGGAACGGGCACTGCGGCATCTGATCGAGGCCGTCCGCGATCAAGAGCGCCTGCACGGCGCGCCATGCGCCGACCCGGTGCGCCGCCGGACAGCGGAAGCCGAGGCAGTCATTCACGACCTGGACCGGCTCTAGCCGACCTCATCCATCAACAACCGCCAATCGTGGCAACAGGAAAGGAGTCTTTACCCATGACCTATCACAACGCCGCCGTCCTACTCGCCGATTCTGCAACCGCCGTGGTCGAGCGTGCGCCGCTCACCCGGGCATTCGAGATCGTCAACAATGCCGTCGAAGGGCGGAACACAATTCCGGTCCTGGCCAATGCGCTGCTGCGAGGCGACGGCACCCATCTCGTTATCACCACGACCGACCTGGACCTGAGGCTGACGGTTGCCGTTCCGGCCGCTGCCGATCACCGGTTCAACGTCACGCTCCCGGCCGGCATCCTGCGCGACCTGCTGAAAAAGGCGACGCCGTCCGATTTCGTCGCCTTCACCATGCCGGAAGTCGAGCACGTCGCCGCGACTGCCAAGCACGAGGCGCATGACAAGTTCACTGGTCCGGCCGTGGTCGACTTCGAGCGCGTGAAGTACAAGCTGCAGGCAATTCACCCAGCCGATTTTCCGAAGCTCGCCGGTCCATCCCCGGTCGACATGGCGACGGAGAAGCCGAACGGAGCCTATCGCGCGTTCCGCCTCACCGGTGCCGAGCTCTGGCGCGCGATCGACGGCACGATGGTGGCAATGTCCACCGAGGAAACCCGCTACTACCTCAACGGCATTTACCTGCACGCGCCTTCGCGCGACGGAGTGTCGGCGCTCCGCTTCGTCGCGACGGACGGTCACCGGCTCTACAAGCAGGAAATGCCAGCGCCTAGCGGCGCC